CTTCGTGATTATTATTATGTATTGAGTATGGAGCACTTGCTTCAAGTATTACCTGGCCGTACTCCGAATTCAATTCGAAAACAAGTTGCCTACCTGAAGAAAAGAGGTTGGTATTTTAAAAGGGAAAGATGAAAATTAAAGTAAGAAACAACAACGTCGAGAAAGCACTTCGTGTTTTTAAAAAGAAGTGTAGTGAAGTTGTCTTCGAGTATCGCGAACGTGAATACTTCGAAAAACCTTCAATAGTTCGACACAGAGCAAAAAAGGCTGCAATTAAAAGAGAGCAGCGACGCACACAAAAGGAGCGCAGTAAATATGTCAAAACAGGCCGTAAGTAACTTTGAATTAGTTGGTGATTTTATGGAGGGATTTGGCCAAGATGTTCATTGTGAACCAATTTGGCCTGACTTCTCCACCCGTGAATTACGCCTCGAACTTATACGAGAAGAATATGAAGAACTGGAAGAAGCAATTGAAAATAAAGATATGCACGAAGTTGCAGATGCTCTTACAGATCTACTCTATGTTGTATATGGAGCAGGTCATGCTTTTGGTATTGATTTGGATGAGTGCTTTTTAGAAGTGCACGAAAGCAATATGAGTAAGCTAGGGCCCGATGGTAAAGCAATTTATAGAGAAGATGGTAAAGTAATGAAGAGCGAAAACTTTTTTGCTCCTGATTTTAGTCATATTCTTGGCGAATGAAGAAAATTACTTTTAAACACTACAAAACAGGAAAGGTACTAACAGTAGTTGGAACACTACCTCCAGAATTGAATAATCCTCAGTCTGAAAGATATGTTGTACGCTCCGGTTTTACTCTTGTAGATGTTATAAAGTCTACTGTAATTTCTATCGAAGATATACTGTAAAGGGGCATTACGCCCCTTATAAGAAAAAACCGGCCTAGCGCCGGTTTTTCAATTCCTCTAAAGCTGCTACACTTATAGATGATGTCATTTTGTCTACTTCTACTTTCAAAATCTTAGGAGTGCATTCCCCAGGTAGGTTCTCTGTGCGTCGTCTTACCATTTCATACTCCGCTGCTGCTTCCGCCTTTGAACCCGTACTAAATATTCCAAGAAAATATTTAAAGTCAGATTTAGCGTTTTCCAGCATTACTAAGTGATACACGCCTTTCATAAATTTCCGCAACTCCTCTCTCTGTTGTTATAACTACAATATACCCACGATGATCGTAGACAATATAGCTTGTTTTTTTCGGCTCTCTTACTTCTCGAATCATTCGATTCCGTAAATTTCTTGCTTAAACTCTGCGCTCTTACCAAACTGTGAAGCAGCCTTTACTCGCTCTGCAGCTTGTACTCGAGGTGAGTTGGGCTTTCGCTTTGCACGAAATGCTCCGTGTGAAGTTACCTTCTTGCCTTTCATGGCAGCATTCATCTTGAACTTGCGAGTCAGCTGCGGATCATAAACCATTGTCTTTGCCATTAGAATCTTACTCCCATAAATGTGACATAGTAGTGAGCACCACTATTGTCTCGTGAATTTAAACTTGAACACTCTCGAAGAGCATCGTAGCTATCGAGCCAAGTGTTTATAAAAGAAATCTTACTCTTGTATTCGCACCACACTACATAGCAGTTAGAGTCCAAGAGCCCACCACCATACAATAACTGCTCCACCGCTAAAAAATAATACAAATAAATCAAAGCTCATATACAAATTCATCCCTATTTGCTTCTTCCCAGTATTCTTCCCACTCTTCTCCGGTTATACCAGTCATGATAAACTCGCGGTCGTCAACGGACAGATGAGGAAATACATTTTGTATTAACTCACCGGCAGCCCAGCGATTCAAATCTTCCTGGGTTACGTCCATTTCACGCACCCGCTCAACCCCGGTTAAAGTGCTTGTTCTTCGAACCAACATATGGTACCTCCCATTTCTTAACTTATATTATAGCAAACAAAAAACGAAATGTCAAGAAGTTTTTTTACATACCTACTCTATACTTTAAAACTTTTTTACGTACCTTAAAACTCGCTCAGGCCAGGATATAAATGATACCATAGAAAAATAGTACTTGTGTTATGCCAAAATGTGTGATAAAATATATACTAATTGTTAAGCAATAGGGTCTAATCGAGATTCTACTTAACCTGAAGAAAGATACTGTGCATAAAGCTTTTTGTGCGATAAGCACTCTCGAAGCGTAAGCGAGAGAGAGTGCGTACCCACAAGAATAGCTTGTTGTTGCATTGAATCTTTCGATAATCCCATTCTACTTTGCTTCATGTCAAAGTAAATTCCGACCAATCGTTAATGACCCCGTTAATCAAATAACACGTTAACGATCCCGCCTTCGATTTCCTCCACTTGTACTAAAAATTCGTCTTTTAATAACACGGTCAACTTACGCCAATTCGCGATAAACCGCTTTTTGTAAAAACGTACTTGAAAACGGTTTTTTACAATTGTAAGAAATTTCTTGTTAGGGCTGATGATTTTGGTAGAATTTTTTCTAGTGTTGCTATAACTATAACCCCGTTGAGACCCCTGAAAAGGTTTACCAATAGCCGAGGTTAGTACCGTTATGAATTATAATGAAAAAACAGGTGACCACATGAAGTAGCCACCAGAAAGTCCGTATAACTGCTACTACATCACTTTCAGTTGACGACTCTGTAACTTTCTCTCCTAAACTTCTTGCCCAGATTCGCCACCACCTTCTCACTCTGATAGTACTCTCTCGATTGTTTTAAGAGTTGACTTTGGAGCTTTCTCGAGACCCGCCAGAGAGTCACTTTCGAGTCCAAGCGAATCAGCAATATTTGCAACGATCTCCACTTTTGTAACAGGGTTCTCGCCAGTCTTTGTTTTATATACCTCGCGGCGATATACGCCTTCGCGTGAGAGTTTGCCGATAACTGATTTGACACTCTTACTGAATTCATTCGCTAGTTCCTCTACTGTATCCCTAGAAGGGTTGGTTTTATATTTTTCAATCATGTACTCAGTTTGATCTTTTGTGTAATTCATTAGTCCTCATCCGGTGTAAAAATAATTTCTAGTTCTGGCTCCTTTATAACCATTGTATAGGTGCCGTCCGATTGTAGCTCAGGTACTACATTTTTGGAATAGTTTAAAAACTCCACTGGGATATTCTCACCCCCGATTCGTTTTGCAAGTTCCAGGACTACTTCGTCATAGAACTTCTCTACTTTACCACACTCCTCTTCCATTAGATTTAGGTTAGCATACCCATCGTCTATATGGCTCCATATATCTTGCAAAGTCTCCTGGAGCATGTGCAACCTATCCATAATAGCACGAGTCTCTGGGTCTTTAGGAGTTCTCTTTCGAGAGGTAAAATCAATTACTTGTCCCATGGTAGGTCTCCTGTTGGGTACATTGCGTATTTCAGCATAAAATTTTCTCCCTAAATTTACTATCTTGTGTATTCTCTCATACTTTGAGAAAAAAGTCAAGAACTATTTTCTACACGCATAAAAAAATCCCCACACATTGCTGTGCAGGGATTTTGATGGTAGTTTTTATTGGTTTACCAACCCCCTACTTCCTTTGCGGGTCTAAGTAGGTAGACCCTATAGTGCCTTAAAGTAGCCATGAGAGTTTTCGACGCTCTATCGCGATTTGCTACTTACAGGACTTCCTCCTATAGTTAAATGGTAGGATCCTTCCTCTTCCTACCCCAGCGTAACCCATGGAACTTACACTGGCCGCCTGTTCTTTTTTGAATCCAGTAAAGAATTGCTGTTCAACAAAACTGGAGCGAACAATCCAAGTCGCATTGGACACCGACTTACCTCTCGGCGTAGGAGGAAACTGATATTCGTCCCTCAGCTAAGGGAAGTGCTTGTAAGTGGCACAAAGACTAGGAAGGTACTTTTTAAAGTGCTTTGCCTTCCCGCATTAGCACTACACCGATGCCACAATCACCACCGTCGCGGTGTGGGTCAACGAGTGTTAGGTTGTAAGCATGACGGCTTACAAAAATTAGGGTGAGGGCTCCAGATCGGCATCGAACTTTCACTGGGATCTTTACTGCCTTATCGCTAGTATGCAACGGTGGCTGTTGCTTGCGTCCGTGGCTTCCCTCAATTTGAATAAATATTATACTAAAACAACCAACAAAAGTCAAGAATTATTTTTTTATTGGTCTACGTCAATATCCTGAAAAGCACTTCCGTCGAATCTTGACTGCCATACAATCTGTGCACGATCTAGTGCACTGATAAAGGTGGGGAATACTTCTTTGCGTTTACACCAATCCCCAGTAGCATTTCTACCATCAAATTCAACAATCACGCCATTATGGGCGAAAGTCAGTTGAACACCTTCTATTTTCATCTCATCCATTATGATACTCCATCATGTAAGCTCTGAAGCAAGCTCTGGTACTGACCGGGGGTTAGATGCAGTACACAAGTACAGTATGCCTGTAAGCCAGCCCAATTACTTGCTTCGTAATATTCAAGTATGACACTATGTTCATACTCACCTAAAGAATGCCAGGCCTGGTCTTGCTTGTACCCAGACTTTTTAGCAGCTTTTTTGCGGTCAACCATGACGTTCGCACGGTTGAACTTGTGTGCGTTTTTAGCAACAAAATTATCTTTCATGGTTAGTCTCCTTTTGAAAGCACACTTAGCAAATGCACTTACAAAAGAAAAAGGAGGCAGATGGGCTACCTCCTGGGGAATGAATCAGCCCTTAAGAGCTGAAACAAGTGCTTCGAGGTCTTGCTTGTTAGCCTTGACCAGAGAAGGCAGCTCAACACCGATGGTAGCAACGATCTCAGCGACCAGAGCTTCCTTCTTGACGACAGGCTTGCCAGTCTTGGTAACACGAGCCGGAGCTTGGTAGATACCGAGAGTAGACAACTTGGCGATGATAGAGCGAGGGGTCTTGCCGAAACGAGCAGCAAGGGCGTCTACAGTAGCGCGAACAGGAGCAGCTTCGTACTCAGAACGGATAGCTTCAACCATTTCGTCAGTGTAGTTTACAACTTTAGTAGTATCAGACATAAATTTTTCTCCCGAAAATGTTTGTTTCCCAACTTTTGAAAATATATTATAGAACAGTTTTAGCATCTTGTCAACAACTTTTTTAACTTTGGTAGTATTTATTTGTAAGGTATTCTGCGGTATCCCTAGCTTCTACTTCCCAAGGCGCGTTCCAGTATGTTTTACTAAAGGTATCCTGAAAGTCACCTCGGTAGTAATTACCTAGCCAATATACTACATCTTCGTCGATGTCTTGTAAATGACCATCTTCGTATTGCTTAACGTGAGTTAGTTCGTGAAATAGTGTTTCTACTATTTCATCTTCCGTTTGAGCACCACTAATATGTACGATATACTTATCGTCAGCATCAATGCACGAGCCTGGGGCATAAGGGTCTCCGGTAAGATGAAAATCAACCCTACCAATACCTTTCATCTTGCAAAAATCCAAGTAGATGTGAGCGAAGTGAAGCGCGTCCCAGAACAATTGGCGTTTAGCTTTTGTCCAAGTAGCTTTGGCTTTGATTCTTACTTTGTAATCCATAGGTTCTCCGATTTAGGTACATATTATACTAAACCTTGGGCAAGTTGTCAAGAACTTTTTCCGGATTGGTCGCCAGGTTAGTCAAGAGAAACTAAGGAGGGAATGTCGTTATACTTAAAACATTCTGTTGCGCCGTTTCCTTCTATCTTGTCATAATAAATTTTAGTGCTGTAAAATTTTTCCAATACTCTTTTCTCCAAAGATAAAGCAGCCTGAGCAGAAGTACTAATACAATCCACTACATAATACTCAGGCCAGCCCCTTCCTCTTTCTTGTAGGGTTTTTTGGGTTATTCCTACTTTAAATATATCATCTTCTATAAACCATATTAAGTATACAAGTGTTTCTACTTCTTCATCGAAAGTAGTAGCTATACAAGGTAAGCCTGCAGCAACTCTTGCGTTTCTCCAATTTCCAAAAGCCTTTCTTATTTGTGCTTCGCTGGGAGTTGATATACCGTTTGCTTTAGCTTCTCTCATTGTATCTAATATTTTGTATTTCTTAACCTCCTCTATTAATTCTTCAACAGTATATTCTCTAATCTCAGAGTTTGCTACTTTTATTTCTTCCCCTATACTCTGCTTATAAGCATTCCAACTACCATACCTTCGCTCAATAGAAGTCATACCCCAGCCTCCTTCTTTAGCTCCATTAGTCTTATACTCTCGATAACTTGGGTATTTTTTTACTAGCTCTTTTGTTTTTAAGTCTTTTTGTTCGTATAGTTTCATAAAATCCTCCATTTCATACTTATATATTATACCCCCAAAATACCCCCAAAGTCAAGTAATATTTTTAAGATGGTATTTTAAACTTCGTGCATCACGGGGGTACTTATAACTTTTCCGGAATACTCGGCACTTTAACGCAAACGAATTCCGCGGGGCCGCATACGACCTCATCGTGTCAAGAATTATTTTGTCAAATTGTCCAAAATTTTCGTGATTTATCTTACCACAACCCCGCACAGACTACAATATCAAAAATTATGCAGAATTACCCCAAAAAGTACTTGACATCGTCGCAATACTACTGTATAATCGGCGCCGCCTCGGGGTCGAATAACTTGGCGCAAATTCCAGGCCGAATCGAAAAAACCCTTGACAACCCCGCCTGGGTCATGATATAATACCAGGGTGGGCACGGGGTCTAAGAGACTTGCGCGTCGAATTATTTTGGGCAATTGTGCAAAAAGTACTTGACATCGCATCGGTACTGTACTATAATCGGCGCCGCGCTTTTTACAAGACCAAAACAAATTAAAATAATTTGGTCCGCACCCGCAAAAAAGACTTGACATTCTTCGGTCGCGCACTTATAATGGCGCAGGTACCACCAAAAACAAATCGTCGTCGCACTACTACTGGCGCGGGCGCGCCAAATTTGTCAAGCGACCGCTTGGTCGCTTGGTCCTGGCCGAAGGCAGGTAGGGTCGTGGCCCGGCTTGCCCTAGCCGTAAGGGCAAGGCGGAAGCTCCTCTAAAAGCTGGTCAGTTTTCCAGTTAACCCACGCGTCAAAAGCGGGAGTGTCCCAGTCGGCTTCTGGAAAAAAAGCGTAAGCCGCTTCGTAGGCTTCTTCGTAGCAGGCTTCAGCGTTGGCTTCGTTTACATGGTGTGACATTTTTCGCTCTCCTTAAATGGGGCCAATCCCCTAATCAATAAAAACATTATGCCAGCTCGCGGCATAATGTGTCAAGCAATTTTTTAATTCCCGCGCGTTTATTTTCGAAATTAATTGTATGCCAATCGGAATCAATAACGCGCTCTTTTAAAATGCTCATTCTGTCATAGTGTGAAAGCGCGTTTTCATCGTTGGGCGAAAATTTCCAATATGTCAGCGGAGAATTTTTGCGCAATTCGATTCGGCGTTTTTGTTCATCTTCCGAAATTGAAAGCCAGAATTTAATCAACCGCACCGGCTGGCTGGCTTCCCAGTTTTTATGGTCGCGCATAAAAATATCATATTGCTTCGGAGTGCACCATCCGTTGAGATGTTGCACCATTGCGCGAGAATACCAAGAGCGATCAAAAAACACAATTTGATTTTGCTTTGGTAGTTTGGTTTGCCAGTGCGCCAGCCAGCTTTTCATTGCCGCCTTGCTAGGTTTGTGAGAAAGGCAAACGCTGTAAAAGTCGGGCGGTAGGTAGTGAGTCAATTCCCGAATGGTCGAGGATTTTCCAGCAGTATCGCGCCCTTCTAAGATTACCGCAACCGGAGCGGAGAGATTCTCCGCGAGCCGGTTGAGTTTCGCTTGCAGTTTTTTCACGCTAAAACCTCCGCATAATCTACAGGATAGGGGCAACCGTGAATCCCCTTCGCGCGTTTGTGATCGCGCACCGCCGCACCGATTGCCAAATTGGTCTTGCGGTACGAATTGGCAAAACGAGTCAGCGCAGTTTTTTGGTCGCAAAAGTAGAATTCACTTTTGCCGCCAACGTCAAGCCAACGCTTGTCGTAGAGCATCGCTTTGTCTTCGCGATTCGCTTCGCGTGAGTGAACGAATTGCTCTGCCGCTAACACGGTTTCGTTATCGCCGAGGCGCATACGCCAGATGCGAGCGTGTAATTCGCCGCGATTGTAACCGAAAGCGGTCTCGCAATCTTGCAAACACCAGCGAACGCGCTCGATGCCGCCATGCTTGCCATTCTTGTAAGCGTGACGAGCGTAGCCGTTTTTGAAAACACCAAATTCGAGCAATTCCCAAACGTAGTGCCAAGCCATGCCAGAAATCGGGGTGATCTCTGGAATTGAGTCAGTGGATCGAATAATCATCATGCCGCCCTCGCGTTAAGTTCCAGTGCATTATAAACCCGCAAACCCGCGCGAGTCAACAAATTTATGACATTTTTATTGTCATCCATCATTATGCTGAACATACAAAACCGCCGCCATGAGTGCGTTTTTGTAGCCGCATAGTTTCGCAGTGCTCGCAGTTTTAGCTCCGCATCAGGGGTGCGGTCGCCTTCCTTGCGGGATAGCATAGCGTCCCAAACCAACCCGTGATCCGCTAAAAAGCGATAGTCAGCCTCACCCATAACGCGGGCAGTGCAGACGACGATCTCCGCGCCGCGCTCACGCTGTCGAATCCAGTGCCCCGCAAGCGGTAGCAATTTGTCACGCGCAATTTTTTCGGGCGTATTGTTTTCGATCCAATGGTCAAGGTCAAGATCACCATTTGGCAAGGTAGCTTGACGATGGCGAGAGTCGATCACAGTGTGATCTAAATCATAGATAAAGCGCATAGAAATATCCTCCAATGCCGACAATGTTAAGTAAAACCAGATTGTAGCATTTATTTGCAATCGCTTGCAATGTTAATAATGCCAGTCCGACAATGGCAAGATATTTTCCTGCGTTTGTGTCGATGATGAAAGGAGCCGCCATCATGCAAGCGGCTCCGATCCAAGCGGCAAGCGCGACTATCATTGGATAGCCGCAAGCAAGCCAGAAAGAGAAAGCGCAGTCGCTTTCTCTAAACCGTCAAGGGTGGATGCGTCAGCATCCAGCGCCTTAGCGATGGCCGCAACATAGTCGGCCTTGCTAGTGGCGCGAGTGCCCTTGATGGGCTTTTTGGCGACCGCGTAGTCAAGCCCAAGCGACTTGATTTTAGCGATCACGCTACGCTTGGATTGACCAAGCTCGTCAGCAAGCTGACCGGCGAGAGTGCCGTTCAGTGTGCCGTATTGCTTGGCGGCATTTTGCAGTGCCGCGACCTGCTTTTCAGTGTAAGGCATAGAGCCTCCTTTTGTTGAAGTCGAGCGCCCATCGCTCAACCTTGAAATGAATTGTCTCACAGTTTGCCGAGAAAGTCCAAACATTTTTTTGTGAAATATTACCATTTTCGCGCGCTCGGTCGTTGATCCCAAATGCCCCACGCAATAACGATTAGCGCGGGTGCCGCGAGTCCGAGAAAGATAAAAATTTGCAGTGCAGTCATGGCAAGCGCCTCTCTATTTAATGCAAGCATTGTAACCCATCCTGGGCCATGATGTACAGAAAAATAATTGTAAATAATTCACAAAAAATGCTTGCCCGCCAGGCCTGCTTGCTGTATAGGGGGGCGGTAATGAGACTCATTCTCATTTAGCGCGGCCGCGCTCCCCCACACGTACCACTTGGGAAAAATTGCAAAAACTTTAAACGGTGTTTTCATAAAATTGTAACAATCTTGTGATATAATATGTTCTGTGGTAAAAAATTTCCACAAGCAAAAGGAGATTCTTATGGCACTTTCACGATATGAAAAAACGGGATTGACAATCAGCTTAATAGTTATCACACTAATTGCAACTTTATTTCCAATGCTACTTTTAGCAGATGAATCCGAACATAATTACAAAGCAAAAAAAGGAGACTGGGAATATACTTTTCGTCATCGTGAAGGTGGAAAGCATATCGAAATAGGAAATCGAATAGGCCCTATTGAAGTCATGTACCGTTATGCAGACTTAGTAAATACTCAGGAAAATCGCATAAAATTTACAGGAGAGTTTTTCTCGTACAAAGACTTAGTTTTTGAAGGACGTATGGAATATCGCCATTTCAACAACAAGGAATCACACTGGCGATACCGTTTTATTGGCGAGTATACTCCTCACTTATACGGGCCTCTCTATCTCTATGCAAAGTGGCAACCCCGCTGGAGCTTTAAAGATTCTGGTACAAAGTTTGATGCTCGCGACCAGCTGGGAATTACATACAAATATCGTAACTGGAAAATTACTCCTTTTATAGAGCGCAAAGCAATGGAAGGTTATGAGTATCGTCAAACTGTCTATGGAACTCACTTAGAAGTTAAATTATAGAATCCTACTTAAAAAAATTTCTTGACATTGTACCTCCAGCTCGATATAATTTAACCTAAAATACCCTCAAGGAGAAAATTTAGCCAAGGACTTTTTGTCAGGATTTTTAATATGATTGAGATAGCTACGGCAATATCCTTAGCTAGTTCTGCATATGGTGCAATTAAAAAAGCGATGGAAACTGGTCAAGAAGTTGAAGACATGGTTGGATACTTTGGAAAGTTTTTTGACGCCAAAGACCAGCTTTCCGAAGCCAATATGAAAGCAAGCTCTCCTTCTTTTGTAGGAAAACTATTCAACTCTAGCAGCGTAGAGGCACAGGCTCTCGAAGTTACTGCCGCTCGTCATAAAATTATGGCAATCGAAAAAGAACTTCGAGAGTTTCTTCTCTATACTGGACAGATCGAATTTTACGAAGATATGATGAAAGAGCGACGAGCAATTCGTCTTGCTCGTGCCGAAGCAGCAAAAGCCGCAGCAGAAAGAAAAGCCTTCTGGATTGATGCAGCCGCAGTTACAGCAGGACTGGCGGTAGTCATAGGTATCGGAATCGCCTTCATAAGTATAATAGCACATTAAAAATATTTCTTGACATTCAAGGTATTATGAGGCTATAATATACTCTTAAAATTTGGAGAATTAAATGAGAGTATTGGTGGCCTGTGAATATTCGGGAAGAGTACGAGACGCATTTACTGCGCGTGGGCATTTCGCTATGTCGTGTGATATATTACCGACAGAGAGTGAAGGTCCTCACTACCAGGGCAATGTCCTGGACATATTGAACGACAACTGGGATTTGATGATTGCTCATCCTCCCTGCACATATTTAGCATCTTCAGGCTTGCACTGGAATAAAAAGAGACCGGAGCGAGCACTTAAAACAGAAGATGCGCTAAAGTTTATTACGACCCTTTGGAAGGCACCAATACCAAAAGTGGCTATTGAGAATCCAGTAGGTTGTATCAACACTCGACTCAAGTTTATGCCCAAGCCTCAATATATTCATCCCTATATGTTTGGAGATGATGCTAGCAAGAAAACAGGGCTATGGATGAGAGGCTTGGCTAAACTTGAACCTACCGACATGATTCCGCCACGAATAATTCAGTCTCCATCTGGTCGTAAGTACCAGCGATGGAGTAATCAGTATGACTGTGGTCGGGACAACACACCAAACACTCCCAACCGAGCAAAAGAACGTTCATTAACTTATATGGGCATAGCTCTCGCTATGGCTGAGCAGTGGGGATAATATGATAACTTGGACTATCGAAAGCTTGGAGTATACGAATGAGTACCCTGAATACCCAAAGCTCGTAAATTTTATACATTTAAGGGCAAAACATTTAGCGGGGCCAGTACATTACACTTGCTTTCAAGTACCCTTACCTTCAGAAGGGCATACTTATGTTGCTTTTGACGATATAACAAAAGAATGGGCAGTAGATCTATGGCTTTCTATAGATGCTTCTCGAGGTTCCGCAGTAGAAGTATACCTAAATGAACTTGCAGATTCTACAGAAAAAGGCCAAGAGCTTCCTTGGGCTTAATTAAATGGCGAATGTAACCACCAGCACTGTAATACTTCAGCCGCTTTCTACTTTAAGTGGAACTTATCCTTCATCTACAAATGGATCGGCAGGATTTACAACTGTTACAGTAAATTATGGTGACAATGTAATTATTCCCATTCGTAGTGGAAGTACAACAGGAGCTGCTGGCACTTCAAACTACGGTTTTTCACCGAATGGCACTACTCAAACTGGAGGAACACTTAGCTTTCCTGGAACTACTTATTCAAGTAGTAATACTACAATTAATGCGACTGTTTCTGGTGTAACAACTGATGGACTTGTAAGCTTTTGGTGTCAACCTTCAAATGGAGGAAGTTCTGTAGGTTGGAGAGCTCGAGTCCAAGTAAATGTAAACTTAGATACTACTATTAGCTTAAACAGCACCAGTATTTCTTTAACCTCAGGTGCTACATCTTACGCGAATGGCTTAACTGGAGGCGGTGCAGGTACAATTTACTATGTTTTTAGCGTCTCAAATATTGCCAATGGTAGTTACTTAGATGCTTTACGAGCTGGAGGAGACTCTCGTTATATAGCAAGAACTTGGACTACAGCTACGAGCAAGCCTTTTTCTACAGATGGTGTTACTGCTACAATTACAAATGGATTACCTAGTTCTGGTTCGAGTACTTTTTACATTTATGCAGCAAATCTTTATGGACAGAATAGTCAATATTTAGGGTACTCTTACACTGTATCTGCTCCAGCAGCTCAAGCTCCCACTGTATCTGCTACAAAAGCAATTATTCCAAATGGGTTTGGACTTTATTCAAATCCAACAGGCACTACTTCGGGTACAGTTACTTATCAATGGAGTACAACGGGAGGTGGGCAAAACAGTCAAGGATCATACTCTACTGGCTATACTTCCAATCAAACTTTAGGGGTTGGTACAGAGTGGGTTGGAACAACTTGGACTTGTCAAGCACGAGCAACTATAGACGGTTCGACTTTTGTTTATAGCGGAACAAGCTCTACAACTCTTCCTACTTATTCTGTAACTGCACCAACTTCAATACAAGAAGGCACACAAGGAAACTTTTCGAATAGCGCCACAAATGGATTGGGGCCAATTTATTACCAAGTTACAACAGCAAGTGGCGGAGACTTTGCGACTTCTACAGGACAGATATTTACAAGTACATTTGGCGTGACTCCTACATCGGACGGTATTACAGAAGGAAATGAAACCGCAACAGTAAAATTGTATATTAATAATACCTTTAATTCTTTAAATTACATACATGCAGAAGATACTTTTTTAATTACAGATCCTCCCGCAACTCCTACAGCGCCTGTAGTTAGTAATACGCAGACTTTTGCAGGAACTGAGTCTGCAACTACTACTTGTACGATTGCACTCACAAGCTCCGGCACAAATGGAACACTCGAATATAATGTAACTACAAGTACAACTGTTCCTACAAGTGGGTGGCAAACAAGTGCAACAGTGAGTGTAAGTCGAGGAACTTCCTACTATTTTTGGGCTCGCCGCGGAGCAGGTTACGAAGATCGTACTGATAGTGCAATTGCTGTTCCATATCTACCAATCTCTGACAATACAATTACTATTGGGTTACCTACAGATAAAAATGGGAGTCAATTAAGTGCAAATGTATCAGGAGTTTATGTAATTCCGAACTCTTATGGAACTTCTGCAGGCGATAATATACTTATACCTTACTCTGACGGGGGCTCAGTAGATCAATATAGAGTAGTTTCATATGACACTCAAAATCGTTGGCTAGACACCCGAAATGGAACAAGTGGTACCTTTGTGCTCGAAATGAATAGTGGTGGAGGAAACTACTCTGAGCTTCCTGCAGCAGGGCAGACTTGGGAATATGAATTTGAAGGAAGACGCTTGCCGGCATCTGGAGGAGACCCGAGCACTGCTGATTCAGTGTGGGTAAGTGTTGATGGATCTCAAGTAAGAAGATTATTTAGACAGCCCGCAACTTCTTACAGCGTATCTTCCCCAAATTCTGTAAATGAAGGGCAATCATTAACATTTACTATAACAACAACAAGTGTAACAAATGGAACAACTGTTGCATGGACATTATCCGGGCTGCAATCAGGAGATTATACTACTAATGATTCCTCGCCTGCAACGATTCAGGCTAACTCAGCTACTGTAGTTTTTAATATTGTTAATGATAATGTTGCAGATGGAAATAAAACAGCAACTCTAACTCTAGCTGCCACTGATAGTAATGGTGATTCTACGGGGTCTCCTTCAAGTAGCACAACCGTAGTAGATACTTCTAATCCTGGCGGTGGAGGTACGGGAGGAGGTACGGGAGGAGGCTCTGCTAATACATATGGACTTGAAATACGAAATTCAACAGGTACACAAACAATAATTGATGATACTTCTCGTTTAACAAATTTTTTAGCTAGTGATAGTATAAATACAAATAGTCAATCTTCTAAAACAATGTTTACTAATTTTGACTGCAGCGAAAAAACAGAAACAGGATTTCTTGTAACTTGGAGCGGCGCCTTGTACAGCTCTCCTACTATAACACGAAGGTCTTCGGCTCTTGGAGGAATAACAGTAACAAAAAATACTAATGATACAAGTTCTAGTACCTCAGGAGTAGCTGTAATAGAGTTGGTGAGGTACTAAAATGGGATATGGAATAGAATTTTATGGGGCAAATAATCAATTAATTTTTGATTCAGATTTTAATTCTGGAGCTGCTGTAACATTAAACCCTTATTATTTTAATGTAAGCACGCTAACACCTGGAGTAGGAACTACTTCGAGTGCAATAACTGTAAATAATGATGATCTTATATTTGTAAAAGTAAATTCAGGTAACTTATATGGAAATATGTCTTATCCTACAAGTACAACTAAAACTTTTAGCCCTAATCAGTCTACAGGATATTTTATTGGGAGAAAAACTTCTTCAGTGGGAAATATAGTTTCTGGAGATTATGGCTTGGAAATATATGATAGTAATTCAAATGTAACTTTTTCTACTAGAAGAGCTAATAGCTCCATAAATATTAAATACATTTATGATGATAAAGAGCTCACTCACCAAGCTACTGTATACACCGCGCCTTCCGGTGAAAGCATAAGCGATTTTTATGTTTCTATTGGTCATATGTTTTATAGCGCAAGCTCAGGAACTTGGGGGTGCTTTAATTATGGAAGTAACTCTATAACTTTTAGTAGTAATTTAAATCTTGGAATTTTTGGCACTGCAAGTATACCAAATATGGGAAGTGTCTTAGTCGCTTCAGTAAGAGGATAATTTACCATGGCATTAATAATAAAATATATCGCAACTGTGGATGTTGCAACAGGCGTAATCGAAAGTGTAGGTACAGCCCCCGGAGCAAACTTACCTGAGCAAGGAATAGTCCAAGGAAGCTCGCCAGTTAAAGAAGTAGTTTGGATCCCTTCACAAGGCTGGGAAGATATAGACAATTTACAAATTCATGAAGAGTATTATAGAAAAGATGAACAATGGGTTCATAGAGGCCCTCGGCCTACTCCTAGCCATATTTGGGATACTGGTTCAGAATCGTGGGTATTTAACAGCGAAGACTTTTGGACTGCAGTAAGGGCAGAGAGGAATAAAAAACTAACAGAGAGTGACTGGACACAAATTGCGGATAATAACTTAGACGAGTCCGTAAAAGCAGGCTGGAGAAACTATAGAAATCAACTGCGAGATCTTCCTAGTGTTCAAGTGGGGACAACAACTCTTAGTCAAATAGAGTGGCCAGAGCCCCCAGACGGTAGTATTTTAGAAGTCACACCCCTTCCATAAAGTTTTTTCGATACCCTCACAAAAATATACCTTGACATTTTAACCCTTTTGAAGTAGAATACAGGTTATGAGTAAGGAAGTAACTACAATTTCTCCAGAAGGACTTGAAATTGCAAATTCATATTTGCAGTTCGGGAATATTCGCGGTGTTTGCCAGCATCTCCAGGTCACTGAGAACAAAGTTGTAGAAGCTTTAAACAAGCGAGAAGTTAAAAAGTATATCGACACTGTTTATCTTGACATGGGATTTCGCAATAAAAATAATATTGCTTCTGCCTTAGACGAGATAATTGCATCCAAGCTCGAAGAAGCCCAAGAATCAGGAATGTATTCAAATAAAGATTTGGCAGACCTGTTGCAGATGGCCCATAAAATGAGAATGGATGAGATTAAGGCCCAGGCGGACGCTGAAAAAGCAACTACCAATATTCGCACTCAAAATAATGTGCAAATAAATGACGGTAGTCTTCCATTTGGCCAAGGCAACTATGGAAAGTTGATGGACAAGCTGCTAAATGGAGAATCTTGAAGATAAAGTTCATGACCTGGAAATCTTTATGTCACGACATGATGCCCAGTGTGAAGAACGATGGAAAACTACATTTAATCGTCTTGAAGAAATTGACGAAACTCTCACGCGCATTGAAGGCAAAATAATTCATGCAGCAGGGGCTGCAATACTCTTTCTTGGAGGACTCGTTGTCACCCTAGGTATAATGTTAGCTGAGAGCGTATAATGGCAAAAACCGTACTTAATACTAATATTTTTAATGCTGATATAGATAGCCATATCAATACCAGTACTGCGGCAGCAAACGAAGTTCTTAGTTACACTGGTTCAGACTATGACTGGGTTGTACAATCGGGAGGAATTGCTCTTACTGATCTTTCAGTAACTACAAACTCTGCGGGTACTGCAGCTCTTACATATTCAAACAGTACTGGAGTCTTTACTTACACTCCTCCAGACCTTTCTAGCTATCTCACCTCAGAGGTTAACGACTTAACTGCATCAGTTACATGGGCGAATGTACCGAATGCAAACATTACAGAAAGTAGTGTAACTCAGCATCAAGCAGCTTTAAGCATTACAAGCACTCAAGTAACCGATTTTAGCGAAGCAGTTGATGATGAAGTTAGTACTTTATTACAAGCTGGTAACGGAATTGATCTTGATTATGACGATGTAAATAATGAGCTAACTATAACCTCAGAAGTTATGGAGATCACTGCGTACAACGGCACTGGCTCCACTTTGTCAAAAGGTACAGTGGTTTATCAGACCGGCGTACAAGGGACTAACATCAGCGTAGCGGCGGCTACCAATACTTCCGCTTCTACCATGCCCGCTGTGGGCCTTGTCATTGCTGACATAGCAAACGCGGGCACAGGAAAAATAGCGGTTTCTGGTTTTGTGAAACAGCTAGATACAAGCGCCTTTTCTGCGGGGGATGTTTTGTATGTTGGAACCTCTGGGGCGTTGACCGCAACAAAGCCAACAGGACAATCTGCATTAATTCAAAATTTTGGCAGAGCAATAAAGATTAACGCGGCAAGCGGCGAGATTTTAATTTCTGGAGCAGGTCGTTCAAATGACACGCCAAATTTAAATAATGGCAACGTATTTATAGGAAACGCCAGTAATCAAGCAGTAGCAAGGGCGCTAGTCGAAGCAGACATCAGTGACCTTCAAACTTATTTAACAAGCTATACAGAAACAGACACACTAGATTCTGTAACGGGACGAGGAAGCTCTACAACTAATAATATTACTGTAGGAAATGCCACAATTACAGGAAATCTTACAGTTCAAGGAACAACTACAACTCTTGAAACAGCAACATTAAGTGTAGAAGATAAAAATATTACTATTAATTATAGCACTGGAGACTCTTCTGCAAGTGCAGATGGTGCTGGTATTACAATTCAAGATGCAGTAAATTCTACTACAGACGCTACAATTTTATGGGACGCGACCGGAGACAAATTCGAATTTAGCCATGCAGTAGATGTTACTGGAAATATTACAGTATCTGGAACCGTAGATGGAAGAGACTTAGCTACTGATGGTACTAAATTAGACGGAATTGAAGCCAATGCAGACGTTACAGATGCAACAAATGTAGCTGCAGCAGGCGCCGTTATGGATGGCGACTTTACAGCTAACGGCTTCATGAAGCGAACAGGTGCTGGCACCTATACTGTAGATACAAATACTTATTTAACATCCATATCTGTGGGTGGCTTGTCTGATATAACTGTTACAAACGTGGCCGATAATGAAGTTCTAGCATATGATAGTACTTCTAGTACTTGGATTAATCAAACTGCGGCAGAAGCAGGATTAGCAACTTCTTCTCAAGGTACATTAGCAGATAGCGCTTTACAGCCTGCCGACTTAAGTGTAACTACAAACTCCGCAGGTACAGCAGCTCTTTCATACTCAAATGGTGTATTTACCTATACTCCTCCAGACCTTTCTAGTTATCTAACTGCAGAGACTAATGATTTAACCGCATCAGTTACATGGGCTAACGTACCTAATGCAAATATCACCCAGAGTAGTGTTACTCAACATCAAGCGGCTCTTTCGATTACAGAGTCTCAAATCAGTGACTTAGGAACCTATCTAACTGGTATTACTGGTGAAAACATTGGAAGTCTTTCCGACGTAACAATTACAAGTGCCGCAGCAGGAGAATTGCTTCGATATAACGGAAGTGCTTGGGTTAATTCCGACCCTGTTGCCGGTAGATTTAGTATAATTAACAATGCTTCGAGCGCATATGTATTTACAGGCTCGGGTACTTCTTCAGACTCGAATCCAACTTTATATTTAACTCGCGGTCAAACATACGAGTTTGTTGTAAATGCTTCTGGTCATCCATTCTACATTAAAACAGTAAGTGGAACTGGAACGAGCAATGCTTACAGCGATGGAGTAACGAATAATGGTGCCGCAACTGGTACAGTTACTCTTACTGTACAAATGGACGCTCCGGATACTTTATATTATAACTGTTCCGTTCATAGTGCAATGGCGGGTACAATTTATATTCTTGATTCTACTATAGCTCTATCTGATTTTTCAGTAACTACAAACTCAGCGGGTACAGCGGCTCTCTCATATTCAAATGGAGTATTTACTTATACCCCACCAGACCTATCTAGCTACTTGACCGGCATTACAGGCCAAAGCATAGAAAATCTTTCTGATGTAAATACTATGACGCCTACAGATGGGCAAGTGCTTACATGGGATAACGCTAATAGTAGATGGGATGCAGCTTCTCCGTCCGGAGGTAGCTATAGTGATAGCAGTGTTGATTCACATTTAAATACTAGCACTGCAACTGCTAACCAAGTTTTAAGCTGGACTGGCTCTGATTATGATTGGGTTGCACAGTCTGGTGGAGGCGGTGGCGGTGCATCCGTAACTTCTTCGGATACAGCACCTTCCTCTCCTTCGGCTGGAGATCTTTGGTATGATACAACTACATTACGTTTGTATGTTTACTACAATGACGGTTCTTCATCCCAATGGGTTAAAGCGAATCCATCAGGTTCTTCAGGTGCATTAGTACAAGAAAGTGCACCAACTAATCCAGCCGCTGGTAATTTGTGGTTTGACCCAAGTACTCTCGAAACTTATGTTTACTATAATGATGGAGACTCAAACCAGTGGGTACAAACAAATCCTGCAGCATCTTCAGCAGGAACTACAGTTTATTCTTCTGTTGATGATCTTCCACTCTCCGGAGTCGAAACGGGGGCACAAGCATTCGTAAGCTCTACAAGCCGATTATATCTCTGGAATGGTACTGGTTGGTATAACATTGCGCTAATTAACACGACTCCAAGCATTAGTGGAGCATCTTCTGCTTACACTCTTGCAACTGACGGCACCGCTACGACAGTTACGATAACTGCAACTGATCCCGAAGGACTACCAATTACTTACAGTATTGTAAGCGATACCTCCGGAAATATCGCAACTGTGGCACAAGGTACTGGAGCAAGTAGCAATGTATTTACTATTACTCCTTCGACGAGTGCTGCTAACGCAGGCACGTTTAGTTTAACTTTCAGAGCAAGCGACGGAGTGAATATCGCTACGGCAGCAAGTAGTTTTACCCTTCAGTTTCAGATTCCAAACAGTCATTATACACATGCACTAGTTACATCTGTTGGTGCTAACAACGCTGATAATAATGACTTTGTAGACTCAAGTACTAATAGTCATACGATTACTGCATCAGGCGATGTAACTCAAAACACTTTTAGTCCTTACAGGTCTGGTGGACACAGTCTATATTTTGATGGAGTAAATGTCATGGATCTAGGGTTTTCTACCTTAAATTCTGGCAACTGGACTTTTGAATGCTGGGCTTTGTGTGAAACAGGAGAAACTATTTTAGGAAAGTACAATGGAGGAAATCAATTAGAAGCTTTCGCAATATCTGGTACAACAGGATATATGTATACTCATACAGGTGTTGGAGTAGAAGCCCCCACCTGCAATACTGATTTAAGAGATGGAAAATGGCACTATCTTGTGTGGGAACGTTATAATGGTACATATTATTACTGGGCTGACGGCTCTGCAGAAGCTAGTTTTGCTAATACAGAGGCTCCCTCTGGAGGTGGAAACTGGCTAATGGGAGGTGTTGCAAGTGGTCGTTTTAAAGGATATGTAAAAGAAGCTCGATTTAGTTTAAGTACTGCAGTATATAGTGGAAATGCTCCTACTACTCCTACTGAACCTCAAACTACCTCAAATGCTACCGATGCATTTTTTACGGGAGTTGGAACAGAGATAAAAGATTATTCAAGTAATAATCGAACTTTTAATACTAGCACAACACAACTAAGGCCCTCGAGTCCGTATGATTATGAAGAATATTCATCGAGTAGTAATGGCGGGTCGATAGCTTTTGATGGGACTGGTGATTATTTAAAAGTAGCTAGTAGCTCAACATTCAACCTTTACAACACGGCTTTCACCATAGAAGGCTGGTTTTATGCTACTGCGCCGGCTTCTGCAGAGCACGTATTTGCGTCCTATATTGATGCTTCTAATAGAGAAAGTTTATATTTTTCTAACTCTACAACATTAAATTGGTGGGTAAACGGGTCAACAAGAATTTCTGCAACAGTCACGGCGAATAAGTGGTATCACGTTGCTATAGTAGACAATGGCGGCACCACCACAATGTATATTAATGGAGCTAGCGAGGGTACGTGGACTAGTTCATATACAGATGGAAACCGTCTCGCTTGGATCGGAACGTACAATGACGCAGCGACTGCCACTGACAGCTTTACAGGTTTTATAAGTGATTGGAGAATTGTAAAAGGCACCGCCGTTTACACGTCGGCATTCACTCCGCCTACAGCCCCACTAACAGCAATCACAAATACTCAATTGCTCGTCAGTGGAACCAACGCTGGCATCATCGACAAGTCGCAAACAATAAATAGTATGACTTTGACTGGAGGTACAAAATCCTCTACTACCCAATCTAAGTTTTTAACTTCATCTATTTATTTTGATGGAGTTGATGATATGATAACATTTCCAAGATTTAACATTACTGCAGGCGAAGACTTTACTATAGAGTTCTGGCATTATCTTACAGCTAGAGTAGATTCGTATCCAGCATTTTTCGGAAACTATACTACGTGGACAACCGGTACCTTACAATTCTTCGCCGGGCATGGTGGTAGCACTACAACTCAATATCAATTAGCGCACAACGGTTCCTTTCCAGCCATCAATGCTGGTACAGTAAACTATAACCAATGGGTTCATGTCGCTATAGCAAGATATAATGGTACTATAACCGTTTACATCGATGGATCTAGTATTGGAACAGTAGCTAGCTCAGTTGCTTTAGATGGTAATGGGACTTCATTTTTTGTAGGCAGAAGTAGTGATAGTGCAGATGGCCACATACAGGGATATTTGTCTGACTTCCGTGTCACCAGAGGCCTAGCAAGATACACAGCAAACTTCACACCACCAACAGCATCGTTAAAAGGATAATATAATGGCTATTAATTTTCCAAGCAATCCTACAAATGGAGACACCATAGCAGTCGGTGGAATTAATTATGTCTACGACTCAACTCAAGGAGTTTGGTCTGATAGTCCGCAAGGGCTGACTCAAAGTATTGATAAGCTAACTGATGTAGATACTTCTACTACTGCTCCTGCAAATCGGCAAGTACTACAATGGAATAGTACAGATGAAAAATGGAAACCTGCAGATTCAGGAGTTCAAGTGTATGCAACAATTGACGATCTTCCTCTTTCAGGAGTAACAGAAGGAGCGATGGCACTTGTCGATTCTACTGATAAGCTTTATATCTTTAGTGATACTGGATGGTATTCAATAGCAATAGTCAATCAAACTCCTTCAATTAGTGGTGTGAATGCTACTTACACTCTTGCAAGTGATGGCACAGCTACAACCGTTACGGTTACTGCAACTGATCCTGAAGGCATACCAATCACCTACAGTATTGTTAGCGATACGTCTGGAAATATTGCAACGGTTGCTCAAGGCACTGGAGCAAATACTAACCAATGGACAATTACGCCAAGCACAAACGAGGCAAATGCGGGCAGTTTTACATTAGTATTTAGAGCGAGCGATGGAACTAATATCGCATCGGCTAGCTCTACATTTGAGCTGAGCTTTTCAATCGAAAACAGCAACTACACCACAGCACTAATTACTTCTGTTGGTGCAAATACTGCCGTCAATAACTCGTTTGACGACGCCTCTACCAATAATCATACCGTCACTGCTAGCGGCAACGCGACGCAGGGCACATTTAGCCCTTATCGTCGTGGCGGGTATTCGGTTTATTGCGATGGCAACGATGCAGTTAAATTTAACGAAACGGCTTCAGATGAGTTTACATTCGGGACGGGGGATTTCACCCTAGAGGGCTGGTTTTGGATTGATCTCGCTTCTATCGGGGCATCAGGAGAGCACACGTTAATAGGTAACAATGGTACAGATGCCGAGCTTTGGTTTAGTGTTATAGGTTCTCAGTGGGGCGGCCCAAAGTATAATTTTCAAACAGGTACGGGAAGCGGATGGAATACAACTGTTTCGTCAAGCGCGAATACCGTTACATTAAAAGAATGGGTACATTTGGCTGTTGTAAGAAACAGTGGAACTGTAACGATTTATGAAAACGGCACTTCAGTAGCAAGCGGCAGTAATACAGATAATATCCCAAACACAAACAGCATGTTGTCATTCATGGGTAGACCCCAAACATATGGTCAATATGCAACAGGTTATATCCATGATGTACGAATAACCAAAGGAGAAGCGGTTTATACATCCTCTTTTACGCCACCTACAGAGACACTAACTGCCGGAACCAACACAAAATTACTCGCTTTCAGAAAGCCGTATATTGTTGATGAATCTTCTAGCGCTCTATCTGTGACGTTAGATACTGGTGACCCGACTGTCGAATCCTTCGGCCCTTACGATTACGCAACATATGCATCTAACGATCACGGCGGGTCGATGTATTTTGATGGAACTGGTGATTACTTAACTATCGCAGATAGCGCAGATTTAGATATGGGTAGCTCGGATTTTACTATTGAAGGATGGTATTACCCTCACGCAACGGCTAGTACCAATGATGGATTAATTTCAAAAAGAGCAAATAGTAGTGAATCAAATGGAGTTTTAGTTTATTCCAACACCACAACAGGACACTTTGATTTATTAGTAGCGCAATCTGGGTCTTGGGCAATCAATAGTCGATCTAGTATTGCTTTCAAAACTAACCATTGGAATCATTTCGCGGTAGTAAGAAATGGAACTAGTTTTAAGTTATATGTAAATGGAAAAGCAGGAGTATCAGTTACTAGCTCTGTTACTATCCCAGATAATAATTCTGCATTCGCAATAGGAGCAATGGGAGCTGATGGATCTAATACTATACCGGCTTGTAATATAGCTGATGTTCGTGTGGTAAAAGGTACGGCAGTATACACTTCAGACTTCACCCCACCCACAGCCCCACTTACAGCAATCACCAATACCTCTCTGCTTCTCAAAGGAACAGACGCAGGCATTATCGATAAGTCGCAATCAGTTAAGGCTGTAATTCTAACTGGAGATGCTCAATCGTCTAGTACTCAGACTAAAAACTCTACAACAAGTATTAAATTCGATGGCACCGGGGATAAGATAGAAATTCCTGATTTTCAACTGCTAAGAGATGGTAGAGATTTTACTATTGAGTTCTGGATATATTTGACAAATACTAGTGCTGAACGAAATATTCTCGAAACCTTTTCATTTAGCGCCACTACTGGGTGGACAATCTACCACCTGTCAGGTGGTAGATTAGATTTTTATCCTCACCATACAAACCTGACTACTCTTTCGGCTACAACTTGGACTCACATTGCAATTGAAAACTATGGTGGAACTATAAAATGTTTTGTTAATGGTACTAGTACTTATTCTGCTACACATTCCACTACTTCTATACCAACAGCGGGGCTACGTATAGGTACAAGATCTGGAACGGGCAATTATTTTAATGGCTATATGGAAGATATACGAATCACAGATGGTTATGCTAGATATCAAGGTACCAATTTCACAGCGCCCACAGAGCCTCTAAAAGGATAAACTATGGCAGCTTATAATTTTCCAGCTTCACCCACAAATGGACAAACTGTAACTGTCAATGGCGTTACTTATAGCTATAGTACTTCAAAAACACGTTGGCAGGCCTTAGACAATCGCGTTCATCGTTTTTCGGTATCAGAAACTGCCCCTAGTGGCCCTAGCACAGGAGATTTTTGGTTTGATCCAAACGCTCTTAAAACTTATGTATATTATAATGATGGAAGCTCAAATCAGTGGGTACAAGCAAATCCAACTGGAGCGGGAGGAACTAGCTCTACGGCTTGGTTAGAAAAAACTTCGGCATATACAGCAACTGTTGGAGATAAAATAATAGTTGATACTTCTTCAGCAGTTACTATTACTCTTCCTGCAAGCGCGGCTCGGGGAGATGAGATACGAATTATTGACGGAACAGGAAATGCGAGTACGAATAACATTACAGTAGCAAGAAACGGACACAATATTCAAGGTGCCGCATCTGATTTAACAATTTCTACTAATCGAGCAGCTTTTGGTTTAGTATATTATAATACTACAAACGGCTGGATACTAATGGAGCGATAATGGCAAATTATTCTGATATAAGATATGAATTTACTGGAGTAGCAGAGTATGCAACCGCAGATAACTTGCCTACAAGTGGTAATACTACAGGAGATCAAGCACTTGTAACTGGAACCAATCGACTTTATATTTGGAATGGAAGTGGCTGGTACAATATTGCTTTGATCAATACCACGCCAAGCATTAGTGGAGTATCCTCTAGCTATGAGCTGGCAGCTGACGGCACTGCTACAACTGTGACGATTACTGCGACCGATCCCGAAGGCATCCCGATTGTTTACAGCATCGCGTCGGATACTTCTGGCAACGTGGCGACCGTTACGCAGGGCACGGGGGCTAGTGCTAATGTATTTACTATTACACCCTCAACAAATGGTGCAAATGCTGGAACATTTAGTTTAACGTTCAGAGCGAGCGACGGGGTAAACATTGCGACCGCGGTGAGCAGTTTCACGCTTGCTTTCACAGTCCAAAACAGCAACTACACGACAGCGCTAATTACTTCTGTAGGTGCGAATAACGCTGTTAATAATGATTTTGTAGATTCGAGTACCAATAGCCATACTATTACAGCAACCGGCAATGTAACTCAAAATACATTTAGTCCATATCGACATGGTGGGTATTCAACTTATTTTGATGGATCTGGTGATTATTTAAACCTGACTAATCTTCTAGCTGGTCATTCAACAGCCTTTACTATAGAAGCATGGGTTTATCACACTGCTTTTAGCCAATATTCAAATCCTATTTTTACTAGCGGAAATAACGGCAGTGTCGGCGCAGATTTTTTCGAGTTTGGTGCAAATAGTTCTGGAACATATCAAGTGTTTTGGGGTGGTGGCACGCCATCGGCATCTACTTCTGTTAATGTACCAGTAAATACATGGACACATATCGCTTTAGTTAGAGCAGCAGATAATTCTTCATGTACTATATATGTAAATGGAATTTCAAGAGCAACCTTTAGTAAAAGTGGAGGAATCCCAACTCCTGGATCATCAAACAGATCATTTATAGGCACACAATCATATTCTGAAGGAACTAACACACGATCTTTCTATGGATATATGTCTAATGTTCGTATAACAACATCTGCAGTTTATACCTCTGCTTTTACACCCCCAATAGAACGCCTCACCGCAGTTGCAAACACAAGCCTGCTAACCTGTCATTTGCCTTACATAGCTGACGGCTCGACGAATGGCTACGCTATTACTGTTAACGGCAACATCAAGACGGAACAATTTGCGCCATATGACTATGAAACATATTCGGCGAGTACCAATGGCGGTTCAATATATTTTGATGGGTCGGGAGACTATTTACAAGCGCCTGCAGCCTCTGTAGCAAGAGGAACCGGAAATTGGACTATCGAGTGTTGGGCATATTTTTATAGCTTAGCTACTACAAATATTATATGGGATGCTAGAACGGGGGCTACTCCGACAGATGATTTTTTATCAGTACAGAGCGATGGATCACTTCGCTATAGAAGTAATGGGATAACTGTGTCTTCCGCAGGAGTTGTTAGAACTAAGGTATGGCATCATATAGCCCAAGTTTTAAATAGTGGCACACTTAAAACTTATATAGACGGAACAGAAGTAACAAGTTCAAGTCAAACATCGAACTTGAGTCTTGGTGCTTCTTTGACTATTGGAGGAAGTCTAAATGATAATGCTAATTGGTGTAATGCTAATTTTGCAGATTTTAGAGTAGTCCTTGGCACAGCAGTTTATACATCTGCTTTTACCCCACCCACAGCACCACTAACAGCAATCAGTGGCACTAGTCTACTACTTAAAGGAACCAACGCTGGCATTATTGATAAGTCACAGTCCGTACAGACGTTGACTCTAAACGGGAATGTAAGTTCTTCTACGACTCAGACAAAGTATTTGTCGTCGTCAATGGCTTTTGATGGTACAAACGATTATATTACTGTACCGGCAGGTAACAATCTAACTAATCTTGGTACGGGTGATTTTACTGTTGAATCTTGGTTTTATCCAAATAGCACCAGTTGGATGATTCCATGGGACTTCAGGTCAGGTAGCGATACTGACCACATAGCACTTTTTTGGTCATATACTACTGGTAAGTATACTTTCTACGAAAGTACTGGTTTCAGAATAACGAGCACGAGCACTTTTTCTGCAAATCAGTGGCATCACGTAGCTGTTACAAGAGCTTCCGGCACCTGTACCCTTTGGGTAAACGGTACATCGCAGGGTACCGCAACAGTGAATACTAACCAAAATGGTGACAATTTACTGTGGTTAGGTAGATACTATTTGAGTAACGCCTATGACTACAATGGCTACATATCAGACTTTCGCATCACCAAAGGCCTCGCTCGATACACAGCAAACTTCACAGCGCCCACTGCGGCTTTAAGCGGATAATATAATGGCAGCTTACGATTTTCCAGATTCTCCAACTAACGGTCAAACAGTAACCGTTAATGGTATAACTTACACTTATAACAGTAGCAAGACGCGCTGGGACGGAGGAGCTCAATCTGGAATAGCCTTAACAGATCTTTCAGTAACTACAAACTCTGTCGGAACTGCAGCACTTACTTATTCAAATAGTACAGGTGTCTTTAGCTACACTCCTCCAGATTTATCAAGTTATGCAACAACTTCTTCGGTATCTAGCACCTATGCACCTCTCGCAGCCACAGTATATGCACTTACAGGCACAGACATTGATCCAGGAAACGGAGGAATACAAACAAAAACTGTAGCTGCAAATACAACGTTTACTGAATCACTAACTTCCGGTGAAAGTGTTGTATTAATGCTTGAAGGTGGAGCTTCATATACAATTACTTGGCCAACTTTAACTTGGGTTACAAGTGGAGGAAATACTGCTCCAACTCTTACCGCAAAAGATACTCTTGTATTCTGGAAGGTAAGTACAACACTCTATGGAGCTTACGTAGGAAGTTATGCATAATGAATAATTTAGCGATAAGTTTAAGCGCTGCTGCTGGAAATGGGATTGCTTCAGCATCAAATGCGTGGGACCTTGACTATGCTGCAATAGACCAAAACTCAGCAAACTATTTTGATGTCAGCGACATTACTCATATAAAGTTCGGCGGAGTTAGTATCGGTGCTAATGCTCAAGGATTATATGTTAAGTCAGATGGCACCAAAATGTATATAACAGGCTCAAGTAGTGATACTGTAAAAGAGTATACAATGAGTACAGCTTGGGATCCAACCACCAGAAGTCTGGACTATGCATTCGCTATTGGTACTCAAGAGGCAACAGCGACTAGTTTGGACTTTAAGCCTGATGGTACAAAATTTTATCTTTGTGGCACCACCGGTGACACTGTATATGAATATAACTTAAGTACAGCATGGGATGTCAGCACGGCTAGCTACTCGCAAAATTTTTCAATTTCTGCACAAGAAACTGCACCAAGAGGTCTACGATTTAAGCCAGACGGCACCAAAATGTATATAACAGGCTCCACTGGCGACAAAGTTAATGAATATAATTTAAGCACCGCATGGGACGTAACCACTGCTAGCTACTCGCAAAATTTTTCTGTCGCATCTTATGAAGGTTTTACACAAGATTTATTTTTTTCATCTGATGGCGAAACAATGTGGATCATTGGCTCCACTGGCGACGACATTAATGAGTTTACTTTATCGACAGGATGGGATATTAGCACTGCAAGTTATTCACAAACATCATCGAATATTTCCGCTTATGAGAGTCTTCCTTCAGCTATGTGGATTAAACCAGATGGAGCAAAGCTATTTGTAATGGGGTATTCTGGAGATCAAATTGATTTATTTTTATTTGGAGCTAAAACTTTTAGCATTCTTTCACAAGAAGGTAGTGTTAACTCTATATTTTTTAAAACAGACGGCTCCAAAATGTATGTTACGGGTGGCTCTGGAGACGACATTAATGAATATAATTTAAGCACCGCATGGGATGTTACTACAGCATCCTATTCGCAAAACGTTTCTATATCTAGCGCTGAAACAAGCCCTCAAGGACTTTATATCGATTCAAGCGGGACTCGTGTATATGTGACGGGGGCTGACAGCGATAATGTGAATCAGTATAGCCTATCAACTGCATGGGACATCAGCACCTTAAGTTATATTCAAAATTTTTCTGTATCAACGTACCAACTTATTCCGACAGGCGTGGAATTTAAGCCAGATGGTACTAAAATGTATGTTGTTGGTGATTCAAGTGATCAAGTTACCGAATATAATTTAAGCACTGCTTGGGATATTAGCACAGCTAGCTTTGTACAGAATTACAATGTTAATTCTAATTCGCCTGCACCGACCGAAGTGCGCTTTAAACCTGATGGAACAAAAATGTTTGTGTCCAACGCAGGAGGATCAAATGATGCAGTCTCGGAGTACAGCTTGTCTACCGCATGGGATATTAGCACCTCTACGTATGCAAAACAGATATTGATTGAGCCAGAAACAACTACAACCGCGTTGTTTTTTAAGGATGATGGTACAACGTTTTACGTAGCTGGCCGTGTTTTAGACACAGTCTGGCAATATTCAATTAACTAAGGAGTAAATAATGTATGTAAAAACAGCCAATAACGAAGTAGTGCAGTATCCGTACAGCATCGAGCAATTCCGTGCTGACAACACGGCTATTTCTTTTCCAGCAGAGATACCTAACGACACACTAGCGGCGAATGGCGTTTATCCGGTTGGCTATGAGCCAGCGCCCTCGTATGACCCTGCTACGCAAAAGCTAGTTATATCCGCACAACCGTCTCTTGTAAGTGGTAGCTGGGTGCTAACTAAAAGCATCGAGAACAAAACAGCCGAGCAGATAGCAAATGACATCGCCACTGAAGGCGAGAAAGTGCGGATCACTAGGAACAGAAGACTAGCTGATACAGATTGGTATGCATGTAGTGATGTAACTATGCCAACAGAAATGGCTACTTATAGACAAGCACTAAGAGATGTGCCGGCGCAGGAAGGTTTTCCGTATTCTGTAACTTGGCCTACTAAACCTTCATAAGAGTAATACATGCCCTATAAAGTTAGAGGAAAAACAGTTTATGTAAAAAAGCGAGGAGCCTGGCGTAAAAAGGCTACCGCCAAATCCGCAGCTTCGGCTAAAAAAATGATAGCTTTACTGCGAAGCGTCAAACGACGAAAGAGAAAGTAATGCCCGCTCGAAAGCGAAAATCGGTAAAGCGAAAAAAACCAGTTCCAACTAACAAAAGACTTTACGCAAATGTAAAGGCTGAAGCAAAGCGAAGATTTAAAGTGTATCCTTCTGCTTATGCAAATGGGTGGCTTGTAAAAACTTACAAGGCACGAGGCGGTAAATACCGCATGGGGAGTAAATAATGCCAGGACATTATGGTAAAAAGAAAAAGCCAATGAAAGGTAAAAAGCGCGGCGCTAAGAAAAAGAAGTCTATGGGCTTAACTGCAAAGCAGAAAAAGCTGCCTATGGCTCTTCAAAAAGCGATTCTCAAGAAAAAGCGAGGTAAAAAATAATGCATGATGGCAAACCTTGTGGTTCTAAGAAAAAACCAAAAAAGCGCGGTAAAAAGCGAAGGGGAAAGTAATGGATTTTTTATTGGGAATGATATTAGGTGCGGCACTACACTGGGGGTGGGATAAATTCGGACATCATCTAATCGATCGAGATTAATGGAAGTATCTCCGGTTCACTACACTGTGCCAACAACTTATACTAATCGAGATATTGTATATAGAGTATTTGATGGCACAATACCAGGAACTAAAAAAGTTTTTGCATATGTCTACGATGTAACTGTCTATGATAGAAACGGGCATTTGAAAACAAGCACAGCCGTGCATACGGTTGAATATACTGCATAATTATGGCGAAACCGAAAGGAGGTCTTACAAAGTGGTTTAAAGAGAAATGGGTAGATATTTCTCGACCAAAAAAAGGCGGCGGGTATATGCCCTGTGGCCGCAAAAAAGCTTCGAGTAAGAAGTACCCAAAATGTGTACCAGCTTCAAAAGCAGCTCGTATGACTCCAGCCCAAAGAAAGTCAGCAATTTCGAGAAAGAGAAAAGCAGGTAACCCAGGCGGTAAGCCGACTATGGTGAAAACTTTCACAAAGTCGAAGAGGAGAATGAAACGTGGCGGCAAGAAGAGGTAAAAAGAGAGACCCTCGTCTCAAAAGAGCAGGAGTATCTGGATTTAATAAGCCAAAGCGAACTCCGAGTCATCCGAAAAAGTCTCATATTGTAGTGGCAAAAGTTGGGACAAAAGTAAAGACTATTCGCTTTGGACAACAAGGTGTAAGTGGTTCCCCAAAGAAAAAAGGCGAAAGCGCATCATATGCAGCTCGACGCCGTTCTTTCAAGGCTCGTCATGCAAAGAATATTGCAAAGGGCAAGATGTCCGCAGCATATTGGGCAAATAAGGTAAAATGGTGATGAGCGAAGAAGAAATTAAAAAGTCGTCAGTATATCATCCTGCCGATAGTAATGGAGATGGAAGTGTTGACCCAGAAGAACATGCAATGTACATGGAGTTTAAAAGAAAAGAACTCGAAGATGCTGATGCAATGCGAGATGCTCAAAGAAATATGGCATGGTTCTCTCTTGCTGGTATGTTGTTCTATCCCGCCATGGTTGTTACTACTGATATTGTTGAACTCGACAACGCTGCAAAAATTTTAGGAGATATGGCACCTACATATTTTGTTGCAGTTGCAGGCCTAGTAGCGGCCTTTTTTGGCGCACAGGCATGGAGCAAGGGTAAGTAATGGAATTTTTGTTTGAGCTTGCTGTAACTTTTTGGCAGTGGACAATTGTAATTACTCTTATTCTTATTGGATTTATAGCAAGTATTTTTGACGGCCAAGGAGAAAACAGAGTAGGTTTTATGTATAATGAAATGCCCCATATGAAGCCTCTTCCAATTGAAACAAAAGACAAAAGGTTCTGGAAAGCAATCTGGATGTGGCTACTAGGGGTTCGTCAATGGGAAATTTGTGACGATTTTCATTTTACACTAGGAGTAGATGAATATGTTATTCCGAAAGGTTTTGAATTTGATGGAGCATCAGTACCTAAGTTTCTTGCAATGTGGCTCTCACCCACTGGAGTACTTCTCATGGGTGGCCTTGTTCACGATTATGGGTATAAGTACGGAACTTTAAAAAAGAAAGATGGTACAACTATAGGAAAAAAGGATCAAAAATGGATGGATAAACTTTTTCGAGATATTTGTATCGAAGTAAATGGATTTAAACTTTTAAACTATTTAGCTTACTGGGGATTGCGCCTGGGAGGTTTTGTAGCGTGGAACAAACATCGAAAAAACGATTAAGAAGGTAATATGGCGGTAGAAATTAGTAGAAGAGACTTGGTCTCTGAGCAAATTGTCGATTTTCAATCTGAGACGAGGTTTCTCAAACTTCCAGTAGATCCATACTTGGAACTACTCGGCGTAACACCTCTTCCGTCTCAAATGGCGATCATAAATGCGATAAATAACAATAAGTATCGCTTTGTCACAGCAGCAATTTCAAGAAGGCAAGGCAAAACTTATATCGCAAATATAATTGGGCAGCTAGTATCATTAGTGCCCGGTTCACACATTTTAATTATGTCACCGAACTACGCCTTGTCTCAGATTTCTTTCGATTTACAACGACAACTTATTAAGCATTTTGATTTAGAAGTTGCAAAAGATAATGCGAAAGATAAAGTAATTGAACTGACGAATGGGTCTACAATAAGAATGGGGTCTGTTAATCAGGTCGATTCCTGTGTGGGTAGAAGCTACGACCTAATTATATTTGACGAAGCAGCCCTTGCTGATGGAAAAGAAGCTTTCAATGTCGCACTACGTCCTACTCTGGACAAAGATAACTCAAAAGCACTGTTTATTTCTACTCCTCGTGGAAAAAATAATTGGTTTGCAGAGTTTTTTAATAGAGGTTTTACTGATGAGTTTCCCGAATGGGCATCCATTAGAGCGACTTTTAGAGATAATCCACGAATGTCTGAAACAGATATTTCGGAAGCTCGAAAAAGTATGTCCGAAGCTGAATTTAAGCAAGAATACGAAGCGGATTTTAATACCTACGAAGGACAAATTTGGAACTTTAATCACGAAGAGTGTATCGAGAACCTGGAGGAGCTCGACACCTCGAAGATGGATATATTTTCAGGCCTTGATGTGGGGTATCGGGATCCCACCGCTTTTTGTGTACTTGGATACGATTGGGACTCGGAAAAATACTACTTATTAGATGAGTATTTAGATGCTGAAAAAACAACAGAACAACATGCTGCAGAAATTCGAAGACTTGTGGAAAAATGGAATATTGACTATATCTACATTGATTCAGCGGCTCAGCAAACTCGGTTTGATTTTGCTCAAAATTATGATATATCCACCATTAATGCCAAAAAGTCTGTTTTGGACGGCATCGCTCATGTGGCTGGTATTGTTGACAATGATAATCTTATAGTAGATCAAAGATGCAAAGAAAGTTTATCTTGTTTAGATCAATATCAATGGGATCCGAATCCAAATTTAGCAAGAGAAAAACCAAAGCATAATATGGCTTCGCACATGGCAGATGCATTACGATATGCAATGTATTCATTTGAAACTTCAACTACAGGATTTTAACAGGACCAGAGAAAAATAGTAGTTGACAATTTAGTTCCCCCACGATATAATTTCGTTAATAAAAAGTAGTAGATTCAAAGATGACAGAGCTAAAACGAGATCCCGTAAAGTATATTCGGGATAAAGCAAAAGCAAGATACGAAAAAGGAACAGAGTGCTATATCTGTGGAGCTGATGCTGAACTCGACTTTCATCACTATTATAGCTTGAGTCCTCTTCTTCAAAAGTGGGTCAAAGAAAAAGGCTACCACATGGAGGATATAAGAGACTTTCGAGATGAGTTTATAAACGAGCATATTGAAGAACTGTACGATTACACTGTTACTCTATGCCATGCACATCACTTGAAATTACATTCAATTTATGGTCGTAACCCAACATTACACTCAGCCCCAAAACAGAAACGCTGGGTAGAAATACAAAGAGGAAAGCATGGCTTGGTATAACTTTTGGCAGCAGAAAGAGAATGTGGAGGAAAAGTTAAATCCTGCGCAACCTCACTATGACCATAAAGTAGAGTCATCGCGAGAGCGGCATGTAAATTATGAGCGTGCCTATGAAGACCTCGAAATTGTAAATCGTGGTGTAAACATGATTGTTGACGACTGTGCAGAAATTGATGCAAAAGTCGGTGGTCAACTAAATACAACAAGTGTTGTAAAGAATATTAAAAGATCGCGTGTTAATCTTCTACTGAATAAAGAACCAAATCTTTTTCAAGATATTAGCACATTTCGTCGTAATCTAATTACAGACTATTTGTTAGACGGAAACATATTTATTTACTTTGATGGCGTACATCTGTACCACTTGCCAGCAAGTAAAATGCATATTCATGCAAGTGAGACAACTTATATTGATAAGTTTACTTACAATGAAACAATTAACTATTCTCCTAACGAGATTATTCATGTAAAAGAAAATTCTTTTTACTCTATTTACCGAGGAGTATCAAGACTAAAGCCCGCGCTTCGTACAATGGTACTGATGAGAAATATGCGGGATTTTCAAGACAATTTCTTTAAAAATGGAGCGGTTCCAGGTCTCGTATTGAAATCCCCAAACACTCTTTCAGAAAAAATCAAAGAGCGAATGATTCAATCTTGGACTGCGCGCTACCGTCCTGATGCAGGGGGTCGTAGACCTCTTATTCTTGATGGCGGCATTGAAATTGATAGCGTATCGAATGTAAACTTTAAAGAGTTAGACTTTCAATCCGCAATTACAGAAAATGAAAAAATTATTTTGAAGGCACTTGGTATTCCCCCGATTCTTCTTGACTCAGGAAACAATGCGAACCTTCGACCTAATATGAGACTTTACTATTTGGAAACTATAATGCCGATAGTAAGAAAGATAAATTTTGCTTTAGAGAGATTTTTTGGATTTGAGATCATTGAGGATGCAACTAATATTCCCGCCCTTCAGCCAGAGCTGAGAGATCAAGCACAGTATTACTCTGCTTTAGTAAACACAGGAATCATTAGCCCTAATGAAGCTCGACAAGCAATTAATTTCGACCCCATCGAAGGATTTGACGACCTCCGAGTTCCTGCAAATATTGCAGGAAGCGCGGTAAATCCAGATGAGGGAGGGCGCCCAGAAGAAGGAGAAACTGATGGCTAGAGCACGCGCAAGAACGGCAGTATTGCAAGATATTGCAATGCATATGCTTGAAGTAGGTCATGTAATGACCAAACACAATTGGGAGCAAGATACAAAAGCTCCTATCCGAGTCGGACTGATTTTAAATCTTTTCGGTAATTGGTCTCGAATGCTAGGCATTCTGGAAAATGAGATGCCTGATGCTTGGAAGCAAATTAATACACCAAAGGAAGCTCCGAAGCCTAAAATAGACCCAAAGCCAAAAGCAGCTCCTAAAAAGGATCCGCTTGAATCTTTGAGCAAGCCTGCTTCGGCAGCAGCTAAAGTGAGTAAAGATGATGAATAAAGTCTTTAATCTTACCTCCACCTTTAAAGCTCTTCATGAAGATGATGACGGAGGCGTACACATCTGCGGTATGGCAAGTACGCATGATGAGGATCGTGCAAATGATGTTATTATGGCAGAAGCTTGGACAAAAGGTGGACTTCAAAATTTTGAAAAGAACCCTATTATTCTTTTTAACCATGATTATAATAAACCTATTGGTCGAGCTACAGGTCTTAAAGTTACCGACAATGGGTTAGAACTCAAAGCAAAAATTTCTAAATCTGCGCCAGATCATGTGGCGCAATTAGTAAAAGAAGGCATTCTTGGAGCTTTTTCTGTTGGTTTCCGAGTCAAGGATGCTGATTATATTTCGGAAACCGACGGACTAAAGATTAAGGATGCTGAGTTGTTTGAAGTATCAGTTGTATCGGTACCATGCAATCAAGCAGCAACTTTTTCTCTGGCGAAGTCATTTGACTCAATGGATGAGTACAATGAATTCAAGAAAACTTTCACCAATCGTGTAGATCTAGCCGGTCAGTCTCTGGCTAAGGATGAAAATTCATCGGTAGCTAGTGAAACACCGGACGAAGCGGAAATTTCCGCGAAAGAGGAGATCAAAATGTCGGAAGAAGTAAAAACTCCCGAAATCGACTTGGAAGCTTTTGCGAAGAAAGTAGCAGAGGAGACTGCTGCTAAGATCGCTATGAAGCAAGCTGAGTCGAAGGCGGCCGAAGAAAAGGCTGCCCAAGAAGCTGCTGAGAAAGCTCAGGCAGAAGCCGAAGCTAAAGCTCAGCAAGAAGAAGAAGTTAAGACCGCTATTAAGACTGGCATTGAGTCAGGTGCTGAGCGGCTGATGGCTGATGTACAACAGGATCTATCCAAGCGTAATGCTGATATGGAGGAGACTCTGGCTAAGTACAAGCGAGATCTGGAAGAGAAATCAGAAGAAATCGCTAAAATGCGTGATTCTAAGCGTGTATTCGCTGACCGCGCTGAAAAAACAGACATCTCTAAGTGGGGCAAGGATTTCTTGACCGCTCATATGCTGGGTGTTATGACTCGTAAGGGTTGGAACACTGACTTTGCTCAAGATCTGCAAGAGAAAGCTGGCGTAAATTACGCGGCCAACGCTGCAGATATCGACCAGGAAGTTTCTTCACTGATCGAGAAGGAAATCATGCATGAGCTGAAAGTTGCTCGTTTGTTCCGTGAGATTCCCGTAAATGGCGGCGCTACTGTACTGCCTATCCAAACTGATGCTGGCAAGGCTGCTTGGGCAACCTCTGCAACTGCCGGTAACTTGGAGAACCGTCCTCAGGTAACTGCTAACCAGTATAACGCTAAGCAAGTAGTACTTAATGCTTATCGTCTGGTTTCTAGCACCTTTATGGACAACGACGTAGACGAGCAGGTACTCATTAACTTGATGCCTATGCTGATCGAATCAGTAGCTCGTGCACACGGTCGTGCGGTAGAAGACGTTATCCTGAACGGTAACGGCACTATCTCTGGTCTGGATAACTATGCAGCTGCATATGACCCCGGCACTTTCTCACTCGCAGCTTCAACTCGTCTGACTGCAGCTATGCTGTTGGGTGCTCGTGAAGCAATGGGTAAGTATGGTCTTAACCCCGGCGACATCGCGTTCATCGTTAGCCAGAACAGCTATTTTGACCTGCTGAATGATGGTAACTTCCAGACTCTGGATGAAGTTGGTTCAGACTTGGCAGCGCGAGTTGTTGGTACTATCGGTGCAGTATACGGTTCACCCGTAATTGTATCTGAAGAGTTCCCAGCTGAAATTGCTGCTGCGCCTGCTGCATTTGCAGTTAACACTCGCAACTACGTTGTACCTCGACTGAGAGGTGTATCTGTTGAGCAAGATTACGAAGTCATGAACCAGCGTCGTGTAATCGTAGCTTCTCAATCGCTTGGCTTTGAAGAAATTCTGGCTGGCGACGGTGCGGGTAATGAGCCTGCAGTGAAGATCGATCACGAAGCTTAATTAGCTCTATAAACTGGGGAGGTTCGCCTCCCCAAGTTTTTATTAATTGACTTATGGCAGACTTAACTACTTTAAATGATTATAAAGCCGCCGAAGGGATTAGTAGCCCTAAGGACGATGCTCGTTTAAATTTTCTTATTCCTTCTGTGAGTGAATTAGTAAAAACTTATTGCGGTAATAGTTTTGTAGATTATTATTCTACAAATAAAGTGGAATCCATTAATGTTGATTGGGATACTCACATTATACAATTAACAGAAAGTCCTGTAAATACAATTGTAACAGTAGAAGAGCGTGACTCTTATGGAAGCTCTTATAGTACTCTTACTACAGGTGCATATGAATATTATTTAGATACTGCTACCGATAGTGTAATACGTACAACGAATGGCAGTTATAAAAACTGGCGTCGTGGCCCAGGAGCAGTTCGAGTAACTTATACTGCAGGATACTCTGTATTGCCTTCTGATCTACGACTTGCAGTTTTTGATTTGGTTACATACTACTTGAAAGATGAGCACAAAGAGCGACGCACAATTGCAGGCGCTAGTATTCAGAATCAAGCAAGCTCAAGTCAGCGTAACAATGTGGCATTTCCTGACCATATTAAACGCGTGCTTGATTTGTATAAAAACTTTTAATGGCAAGTAGTAATTTAAAAGCATTTTTAGAAAAGTTACAGACTGAATTAACACAGAAAGGAGCTTCAGATGCTTGGAGAACTGCTACCGGTAATCTTAAAACTCATGACTTTGTGTATAGCTCCACAACTATAAAAAGAACTGTACGAGATCTTTTAAATAGAAGTAACGAGTATAAGGGACAAACAGAAGAAATTCGAGAAGCAATTAAACTTATATCCCCAGAAATTACAGAACTTACAAAAAATTTACGAAAAGCTTTTCAAGCTCAAGCAAAAGAAGGTGATATACTCGTTAATATAGCAGAGCCTCGAGGAGGAGTATCTGTAACAGTTTTGGAGCAAACTTCTGGTAAAAATGCGGGAAGAGATAACTACGCAAAAATTTATAGAATATATAAAGATCACTTAGAGGAGTTTTATCAAGCAGTACTAGCTAAGTTAAATAAAAAAATGCTAACTAGACAAAGTGCTTCTAACCCAAAAGAGACTAGAGAAATTAAAAAATCCGGGCAAGCATTTAATTTAGAGCACATTCAAGGCAGTAATGTTGAACATTTTATAAATGATGTAGTGCACAAAGCTTTAGCTGAAACTTTCGGAAATAGAAGTCTTGGCCCTAAGCAGCAAGCTCTTATAAAAGACTTAGGGTTAGGAGCGATACTAGAAGTTATAAAAGATCCTAAATCTGAAAAAGTAACAGTTACAATTCGAAGCCAAATATTAAATGCAATAGCCGGAGGCGGAGAAGAAAAGAAAATTTTAGCAGATTTAAAAAAAGCTTTACAAAAACTAGATGTTCCAAATTTGAAAGGCTCTGATAGTATTGTAGAAACAAACAGAAAGAAAACTGTAAAAAAGTTATTAAAGCCTTTTAAAAATAAAAAAACTTTAAAAGTAGTTAGTGAAAATTTAAGTATAGCTAAAAAAAGTAAGGCAAAAAATAAAATAAAGCCAAAAATAAAAAAAGCGGGCCCCTTACCTTTTCCGGTAAAAAAGAAACAATTAAGGCCGGAAAAAAGCAATAAACAGTCACAGAGTATGTTTTCTATAATGGCAATGATTAATCAAAAATTGCCACAAACAGTAGAAAAGAATATGAAAAGTCCTGGACTTGAAAGTAGAACAGGTAGATTTGCACAAAGTGTTAGATTAACAGATGTAAGTACAACTCGGCAAGGATTTCCTAGTTTTGGTTATACTTATCAAACCAATCCTTATCAAGTTTTTGAGATGGGAAGGGGCAAGAGTCCGTGGTCAACACCTCAGAGAGATCCTCGCACCGTTATTGATGCATCAATACGAGAAATAGCGGCAGAAATGGCAATAGGAAGATTTTATACTAGGAGAGTATAATGGCAGCTGAAAGAACTTTTACTAGCCGTAGAGCCGCCATTACAAAAGGTATTACAGATAAATTAGCCTTAATAAATGGTCAAGGAGCCTATCACTCTGCAGTTGCGGAAATAAGTCCTCGATTAAAATTTTGGGACGAAGTAGAAGAGTTTCCTGCAATTCATTTAAATGCAGGCTCAGAAACAAGACAGTACCAAGGCGGTGGGTATAAAGATCGTTTCTTAAATGTTACAATTCGATGTTATGTAAATCAAGAAGATGCAGTAGATGCTCTCGATGAGTTAATAGAAGACGTCGAAACAGTTTTAGAAGAAAATAGTAGGCTGGAATACTATGATCGCTTAGGTCTTAAACAGCATACTCAACAAATCACAGTCATTAGTATTGATACTGATGAAGGTGTATTAGAACCTTTAGGAGTTGCAGAAATTCTTATTGAGGTTCGATACTAGAAAATGCTGGCACGAACAAACGTTCACGTCCATGCCTTTTCAAGACATAGGAGATAATCTATGGCAGATAAACTTTATTTTAGTCGCGACGCGAAACTATACGTTGAGCTGACAGATATTGACGGAGACTTTCAAGGTCTCTGGGAAATTCCTGTACTTGACGGTTTTAGTTTTTCGCAGAGCACAAATCAATCTGAAATTGGATTGAATGAAATGGAAAGTACTGCAGGTATTAGCCGGCGGGGCCGACGTCTCTTTACAGACTCTTTGGCTCCTGCGGAATGGTCTTTTAGTACTTATGTACGACCCACAAATCGTGGCTCTAGCAAAATGCATCTTGTAGATCAGGTTCTTTGGGCAGCAATGGCAGGAGCTGATGAATTTGGGGGAACAGGAGTAACAAATACTACTACTACCCTCGAAGGAGACTATACTCGATCAACAAATCCTGTAAATGGAGTTGGAGGTACTAGTGGTCTTGTATATGACGAACTGGGTGCAAGTCTTCCTTCTGATAATACTGCAGTAGGGGGCCTTTTAGGATTTCAAAACTCAAATAGATCTACTCTTCCTCAGATGACTTTATACTTTGTATTTGAGACGGATCCGAATGAGCCGATGGTTTATAAGCTAAGTAACTCGATTGTAAATGAGTGCTCTATTGATTTTGATATTGATGGAATTGCAACTGCTAACTGGTCTGGATTTGCAAAAGAAGTTGAAGATCTAAAAAGTTTGGGACTAGTCGCTGTAGGTACTACAGAACCTTCAGTAGTACAAGATAAAGTCTGGCTGAATAGCGGCTCTGATCTTAAACTATATGTGCCGGTAGATTCTGGAGGCAAGCCCTCTGGTAGTGCTGCTGTTCACGACGCTTATTACCCTGCAATTAGTAGCGGTGTAACCTCTACTAATAATTTTATTCGTAATCGTTTAACTCAACTATCTGTTCGAGGTCGGAACCCTGACGTAATGGAAGGAAAACCCGTAACACTTACTAACGTAAGTAATGCATCTTCTGCCGTTATTACAGTAGGTAGTGGACATGGGGTAGTTGTCGGTGATACAATCTCCTTCTCAGGAATAGTTGATGATAACACCTCTACAAATAATACTCTTCAGGCAGCTCTGAATGGAATTAATCATACTGTGACTGCAGTCACCTCAACAAGCATTACTATTTCTACAGACACTAGTAGCTTAGATGGCTATAGCAGTGGTGGAATTGTTCATACTGGTATTTACACTTTTACTCTTACGGGAGGAAATATTACAATTTCTAATAACGTAACTTATCTTGTGCCAGAAGAACTTGGTACAATTAATAAGCCTGTTGAAGGTGTAACGGGGTCACGAGCAATTGGAGGTAATTTTACTTGCTACTTAGTGTTTGATGATACTGGAAATGATGGTGACAATACAGGATCTTCTGCAGACTTTTTCTCTGATCTTGTAAATCCTACGAAAGGTCTTACAAAAGTTGTAAACGATTTTGATGTAACTTTTAAAGTAGGAGGAACTGTTTCTGGACAGCCACGACTTAACTTGAACTTCCCGAAAGTTCATATTGACGTACCTACTCATAGTATCGAAGATGTTATTGCATTGGAGACAAACTTTGGTGCATATACTAATGACTTCAATACTGTTGATGAGTTTAACATGGAAGTATTCGGAGTTACCGCTTAATAACTATAATAACTTTAACCTAAACCCGCTTCGGCGGGTTTTTTCTTTCCAGGTGTTAAAAATAATTCTTGACATTTTTCCTGGCCTTCGATATAATATGTGGTATAAATCAATAAAAACCTTTAAGGACCAACTATGACAGACAAAAAAGAGCCTATCTCTCTCGCGAGTCTCATGACTCCAAGTAAGACAGTAACAATTGACTTTCCTGGCTACTCAGGAATGAAAGTAGATCTTTGCTACTTAGCAAGAGAAGAGCTGATTAAACTTCGAAAGCGTTGTCTTACTACAAAGTTTGATAGAAAAACAAGACAACCGGAAGAAATCTTAGATGAAGAAAAGTTTTTAACAGAATATTGTAATGCAGTAATTAAAGGATGGAAAGGACTGAAATTTCGATACCTAGAAGAGCTTCTTTTGGTTGATATTTCTGGACAAGATCCTGATAATGAATTAATGTATACTCAAGAAAATGCAGAGCTTCTGATGAAGAATGCAAATGATTTTGATACATGGGTGACAGAATCAGTAGGTGACCTTGAAAATTTTACGAGCAACAAGTAGCTGAAGTTCGACAGTTACTTGAAAAATACGTAAAAGAATCTGCTCATATAGACGTAGAAAAATATCTACGGATGTGTGAGCAGTTAGGCCAAGAGCCTGACCCAGCCAAAATGCCGCTCGAGTCTTCTTCTTTTCCGGAGGAAGTTCAAGTGGCATTTTTTATATATGGATTAATGTCTGATCGCTGGGATGGAATGTCGGGAACCTATTTAGGAAAAGACTGGAATAGTTTAGAGTATATATTTAAAATATACGAAATTGAAAATCAAAAAGAAGTATTTTTCTTTTTAAAAATTTATGAGAATCTTCTCATATCTTACAGAGCAGAAGAAGCAGAGAAAAAACGTAAAGCAGAGGAGCGCAAAGCTAAGTCTCCAGGAGGTGGAAAACAGTACACCCATAATGTTCGCGGCTAATGGCAAAAAATGAAATTAATTTAACTATTAAGCTTACCGACAAAGGCAATCTTAAAATAGTTGGACAAAATGCTGAAAAAGCGGCCACAGGCTTAGATAGAGCTGGAAAATCTGCTCGTACTGCTGATCGAAATCTTAAAGGAGCTGCTCAAACTTCCGCAAATAGTAGCAAAAACTTTTCGAAAATGGCACAAGGCATCTCCGGGGGTCTTGTTCCTGCCTATGCGACTCTTGCTGCACAGATATTTGCAGTTAGTGCAGCATTTAACTTTTTAAAAGATGCGGGCCAGCTAGGATTACTACAAAGCGGTCAAATTGCTTATGCCGCTGCAACAGGTATATCTCTTAAATCTTTAACAGAAGATATACAAGCAGCAACCGACGCCCAATTAGGCTTTAGAGACGCTGCTCAGGCGGCGGCAATAGGCACCGCAGCTGGCTTAGATCCCACACAAATTACTCAAGTTGCAAAAGCAGCAAAAGATGCTTCTACTGTTCTTGGTAGAGATCTTACTGATTCTTTCAATCGTTTAACGAGAGGCATTACAAAAGCTGAGCCAGAATTGTTGGATGAATTAGGTATTATTCTTAGGCTAGATACTGCTACTCAAAACTATGCGGACGCTTTGGGAAGGAGCAAAGATTCTTTAACAGCTTTCGAAAGAAGCCAAGCAGTTGCAAATGAAGTCCTTACTCAAGCAGAAGAAAAGTATGGAAAGGTACTAGCAGTAACTGGAGGAGGTGCAAATGAATTTGCAAAACTTTCAACAGCTTTTGAAGATATTGTAAATAATTTACGAAAATTTGCAGTAGACTTTTTAACACCTATTGCTACTACATTACAAGAAATGCCTGCACTTATTTTTGCAGCCTTTGCTCCTTTTGGTGCTCAAGTATTAAAAACCGCATTACCAGGACTAGAAAAAGTTAGTGGTGCTTTGGATAATATGGCAACTCGAGCTGAAAGCGCTTCCGAAAAGGCTCAAAAATCATTAAAAGAATCTCTTAAAGATGATGAGCTTGTAAAAAGCTCTGCAGTTTTACAACAAGCATTACAAAAAGAAGTACAAGCAAATGCACAAGTAAGGCTCGCAGACGTACAGGCAAATAAAAATAGTCTTTTACAGAAATTAAAAGATGGAAAACAATTAAGTAATGCTCAGATTGCTCAAGTTCGGAAAAATTTGCAAACAGAAGCTCGTGGTTATAAAATTAAAGATAGAGAAATTAAAGCAAGTTTGCATAGAACTTTAAACGAAATGGAGCGCGCAAATAAACTTACTACAAAAAAGATGGAACTTCATTTTAAAACTTTAACTTTTGCAGTTCAGAAAAGCTTTGCAAATATTAAAACATCTGCAGCAGGTTTATTTGCAAGTCTTGTAAGAGGCGCACAAGCAGCAGGAGCAGGCATTTCTATGGCTTTGAGCGCTATTTCTTGGATTGGTTTAATAGCGAGTTTAGGGGCGTTGGCCGTGTCCTTTTTTCGCTCAGGAAAAGAAGCAGAAGGAGCAGGGCCCAAATATGATTATTTACAAAGTAAAGTAGAAACTCTTACAGCAGAGACAGAGGAGTTTATTGCAGTTCAAAATATTTTAAATGATACTTTTGACTATGGTAATAAAGCAGTAGAAGCTTATGGAAAAAGACTGTCAAATACTTCTACTCAAAAATTAGGAGACGCTTTACAAGGCTCAAAAGAACTAATAGCTATACAAAAAGAAATAAGCGGAGTAATAGAACAAGCTGAAAAAGATCTTCCTGGGGCTGCTCGCGCATCAGAAGCTTCTCAGCGCACTTCTAGAAGCATTTTAGAGTCTGGTTCAGGTGCTTCTCCTGTAGCATTTCTTTTTGCCCAAAAGAAGGAAAAAAGTTTAGTAGAAGAAGTAACAGAAATTAGAAAAAAAGCTACTATGGGGTTGCAGGAGTATATAGAAGCCAAAAAAGAAGAATTAACTCCTGCTGAAAATGCTCTAAAAATATTATTAGACGATAAAAAAGCTTTGGAGGGGATTACTAACGAACGCTTCCACGCTAGTACTGTTGTTAATTCTTATAAAGCTTCTTTAGATGCATTGGAAAAAAATCAAGAAGTTGATATAGAGTTATTATTAAAACAAAGAACCGCTGTAGAAAGCTTAGCAGCAGAAATAAGTGAATTAACTAGACTACAAACCGAAAACTCAAGAGCTATTTCTACGGCGGAGGCTAGAGTACTTCCTTTAAGTGAGTATGATCAACTATTAGTAAATATGAATCAAGAGTTAAGGCTCTTGCAAGATATTGCACTTCAGTATGAAAAAAATAAGGAAGGACGACAGCTTACTGAAGTAGAGGAAGAAAGGTTAAAATTTTTAAAAGATAGAAAATCTTTAATACAAAGTTTGGCAGATCTTGAATTTAAAATCGCTAAAAATACTTTAGCAACAGATACTGCATTAATTACTGCTTCGAGAGGTAAAACAAAGCTAGTTAAAGACGCTATAAAAATAGAAGCAGATATAGTAAAAAGTAAAATAAAAGAGTTTGAATTAACTGAAAAAATTAGACAAGCAACTAAGCTAATGGGCGAGGATGAGGGAGCTATTAAAGCCGCTCAACTTGCTCGAGACCGTGGAGAAACTCTAACCAGGGATCAACAAACCTTGCTGGATACTAATGTAGCTAGAGAAAGGTCTATTGAGCTCGCAGCAGCAGAACTAGGTCTTACTCAAGAAAAAACAGCAGAATTAGAGCTTCAGAAAGATACCTTATTTCAACTTCAACAAGCAGCTCTTCAAGCCTTTGAAACAAGTGTTCAAAGTAACTTAGCCTCTTTAATAAAGGGAGATGAAAGTAGCTTAAAAGATGCAATGCTTTCCATTGCCCAATCAACGCTATCAGCAGTTGCAGATACACTAGCTCAGCAAATGACACAAGGGTTGATGGAGAGTCTTTTTGGAATAATGTCCCCAGAAGAAAGAATTAAGCAAAAAATGCTAGAAGCAGCGGAAGAACACGGTAGAATTGTAGAAGCTGCTGTAAGAGGTGAAAGTGTAACTCCATTAGGGGAAATTCAAAAAACAGCAATGGGTAATGATAGCTCTACAACACCGGAGAAAAAAAGTATAATGGAAAAACTCTTTGGCAGAGAGACTACAGGTAAAGTTACGGTAGGAAATGAAACAGAAGGCTATACAGAAAGTTCTAAAACTCGAAGAACCGGAGGAATTTTTAGTGGGTTCATTAATGCTTTCTCTGATGTTTTTGATAAGAATATAGACGGCGGATTCCTTGAAAAGATGGGAGGAGTCTTCCAAGAGGGCGGTAGTCTTTTTGCAGACTTATTTAAATCTCTTCCAGACCTTCTTGGAAGTTTATTCGGAGGTGCCGGAGGTGGCGGTATAGGAGGGTTGTTTAGTCTTTTCTTCGCCAACGGCGGAATTGCAAAAGGCGGCTTTCGTTCCGCAGCATATGCAAATGGAGGAATTGCAAAAAGTCCTACAGTAGGTCTTGTTGGCGAAGGTAAGTATAATGAAGCAATTGTTCCTCTTCCTGATGGTAAGTCAATTCCTGTCAGCATGGGTCGAGGAATGGGTCAGCAAAATAATGTTACGGTAAATGTTTCAATTGATAGCAATGGCAATACTAATCAAAATAGTGAAGGCGATCAGCAAGGAATGGATCTAGGAAGAGTTATTGCTAGTGCCGTACAGCAAGAATTGTTAAATCAAAAAAGACAGGGCGGTATACTTAATCCGAACGGAGTATCCTAATGGCAGTCTATAAGATAAAAATACCTGTAGGAGGCTATGATGGAACAAATCCTACTTCTGCTACTGAAATTGCTGTGGATAGAAACTCTACAAGACAAGTAAAGCAACGAATTCTTACTGCTCAATTTGGAGATGGATATTCTCAAAGAGTAAAAAATGGAATAAATCCTACTGATGAAACTTTTAATGTAAAATTCTCAAATCGCTCTAGAGCAGAAATAAATAAGCTTGCAGCATTCTTAAATAGACAAGCTGGTAAACATTTTGAGTTAGTAATTACAGAGTACGATGATACAGACGTAACAATTAAAGTATTGTCAGAAGAGTATAATATTAATTATATTAATACCGAATTGCATACACTTACAACAACTTTAAAGAGAGTTTATGAGCCGTGACAGACTTAGTAGATACCGTACAAAAGCAAGAAATAGTAGATGGGGATGGAAACTTAGACTCTCTTGTAGAGTTATTTGATATAACTCTTCCAGGATATGACTCTGGTGATCTTGCAGGAACTTTTTATCTTTTTAATGGTACCGATTTAGAGCAAGCAGGAAATAAGATAGAGTTTGCACAAAATGACTATGAAGCAATTCCAATTCAGATAACTGGAATAGAAATTGCATCTTCTGGAGCAATTGCAAGACCTACTTTAACTGTTGCAAATATTCCTGTACTTACAAAAACTCGAGATAGCAGTGAAACTGTTTTGCAAAGTATACGAAATGATTCAGGCTTAAATCTTCCCTTTGAAAGAAACGATGATTTAATTGGAACCCGCGTAGTTTATAGACAAGCTTTTTTATCTGATTGTAATACAGACGCAGCAATTCCTGACGAACTACCTTCGCAAACTTATTATATAGATAGGATTTCTTCTGAAAATAATATTTTTGTAACTTTTGAGCTGGCTTCCCCAATGGATTTAGAGAGAGTAAGAATTCCTGCCCGAAACGTCATTGGACAATATTGCCCTTGGCAGTATCAAGGAAGAGATTTGGGCTTTGGCGGTGGCTGTACTTGGAGATATAAAGAAAGTGAGCAGCATAGGTTTTTTCGAAAAGACGACACAGAAATAACAGGCACTATAAATGCTTGGAGCGCAACATATAATAATCCCAATGGTTATTCTGCAGGAGATATAGTAAAAACAACGAATGCTACTACAAGTAGAGTTCAGATATGGGAAGCACTTTTTGATAACTATGGAAAAGATCCTGAAACGAATAGACAGTATTGGAAAAGAATTGATTTATGCGGAAAAACTATGAATTCTTGTAAAATTCGTTTTCAAGGAAATGCTACAGATACTACTTTAAATACAGAAGTGCCTTTACCTTTTGGAGGCTTCCCCGGATCGAAGAAGTTTAAGTGATTGAGAGAATACAAGCGCACTTTGAAAAAGAGTATCCTCGAGAAGGTTGTGGTATAATCGGAATTGTAAAAGGAAAGAAAGAATGGTTTCCCTGTTCAAATATTGCAAAGGATACTGAAAGTTTTATTTTTTCCTCCAAACAGTACTTAGATGTAAAGAAAAGAGCTGATATATTTGCAATTGTACATAGCCATCCCGATGCATCAAATGAAGCTTCTCAACATGATATTGATTGCTGTAATGCTCTAGGAATACCTTACTATATTTTTAGTTATCCAGAGATGGAACTAAATATTGTAGAACCTAAAAAAGCAGCATATCCCTTAATTGGTAGAGAGTATGAATTTGGCGTAAAAGATTGTTTTGAAGCACTTCGAGATTGGCTTTTAAAAGAAGGAATAAATATTCCCGCAAGAGAACCTTTCGAAGATAACTGGTGGCAGAAAAATAACTTAGACTATTTTACAGAAGAAAATATATTAAATTGGAACCATAAAAAAGTAAATAATTTACAAAAAAATGACGTACTTATTTTTAAAGTACGAGGAAAGGTAGCAAACCATTGTGGAGTCTACCTGGGAAATGATGTATTCTTTCATCATGCAGAAAACAGACTGTCTTGCAGAGAAAACTTATATCCTTTCTGGGCAGAGCATTTAGTAGGAATTTATAG